CCACTCACAGCTTTGCGGGGGTCGGTTCACTTCCGGCTGGTTGAAGCCCTTGGGTGAGTTCCAGTTTGCGGAGGCGCTCGTCGAGCGTTGGTTTTTCCTCCGGCAGGGGTTTTCCCTCTAGGTACGCCGCTACGCTGGGTTTTTCCAGCAGCGACGTGACCATTCGACTGACCGTTAGCCTGGCCTTGTTCAGGCAGGCGTGCAGGTTGTCGAGGTCCCTGCGCACGTTGTTTGGTGCGTCTTGGTAACTCATCCCGAGTGCTGCTCCCACCGCCGTTTGTATGCGGTCGGGAAGTTCCTGGATTAGCGCGAGTTTGCTTGGCATCGTTAAGCATTGGTAACGATTCGTCCACGGAGCCTGGCATGACGCCTTCTTCATCGATCGTTTGGGCAGCGTTGCTTTCTTCGCTGTCATATGTGATCGGCTCCCATACATCCTTCATTGCAGCAAAACGCCCAATGAGTTTATCGACTGAATCTTCGTCGATACCAGTACGGGTGACAAGAATTTGTTTCATCAATTGGGCGTCATGCGGATGTTGTGGCCATGATCCATCACAAGTCATCCAATAGGGCTTCTCTTTGTTCCGGCTGCGACGGGCATCCCTAACTTCACGAGTGGAAGCCTTGGGGCCGTGCAGGCGTAGCACCATTTTGCAATAGTCACTTATGAGTGGCGTATGCGCATCGGTACAGAGATAGCCTTCGACGCGGTCGCAAGCCGCATCAGCTATGGGTATTGTGGGGTCACGTGTTGTTAAATGCAGTTTTCGCAGTGTGCGCAACGGATCTTGAATCGTCGTTGGAGTGTTGAGTGGGTCCACAAACACACGGGATAAGAAGCACAAACCCACTTCTGGGTTGTACCTTTCTACCTTGAGTTCCAATCCGTAACATTTCGCAGCGCGGTTGATTGTTTTCTGGATGGATGCTCTTGCGAGCCCATCATCACCGCACTTCGGTCCAATTAAACTGAATAGGTCCTCAGGTTGTGCGTCGGGGTGCTCAAACTTGAGCGCTGTATATTCGACGCAGCCATTATACTGTGTGTTGTGTGGAGTTGTTGTTGGACTCCCACTTTTGACACCCATACCTGGTTCATACCGGAAGCCAAAACGTTTGGCTTTGGCTGGACAGTTGATTATCGTGTCCATGAACGCTATGATTTCGTCGCGATACTCCGGGCGGAATGCTTGCACCATAGCCTTCTGGGCTATGTTTCGTTGCATCCACCCCGAAACTCTACCGTCGAGGTTTGAGAAATCGGTTTCTATGACTTCAGCGTCACAGTCACTCACGAATTCGCAAACACCATCGGTGATTTCGGTTGGGTTTCGTCCTGGATAATACCAATGTTTATTATGTTCAGCGTGTAGCACTATGTCGGAATAGGCCAAGGTGTAACGGGAGACTTTCAAGATGAATAATATGTCAGGAAAACCGGATATGATTCTACTAGATTTCATCCCCGGCTCGTTCTTATTGAACGATTCAATCAATTGACGTGGTTCGACGCCCATAATCTCAAAGACTGCGCGGAGCTGGAGCTGCTGTGAAGGTTTATTCAATCGTTCAATTGTTTCCTCGATTGATAGTGGATCAAGGTCTTTGAACGGTCCATTCATGAGCATCACAAACTCCGACGCAATATTCGCGATTCGGTCGCTTGGTTTCTTGTCATTAGCGACAAACGTCACTCGTCTTTCGATTGATTCAGACATAGTCTCCCAACGCTTTATCATTGGTACCATCATACAGTCGCTGACTATAGGCATGGTGTATTGTCGTGCACTCACTTCGGGCACATCTGCGTCACTGGTGACTGGCCAATGGACGCGTGGCATTGTAGGGCGATAAACGGTAGGCGCCACACTGAGCACAACCTTCTTGCCAGTGTAATACTGGACAATCATGGAAGTGTACAATGGGTCCTTGTGTCCCATACCAATTAGCCGTGCATTAACAGACTGGGTTGCACCAAGCCCGGAGAGCATATCCAGCTTATCCTTTTCAATGGTAATCTGAGCGTGCTCACCCTCTCGGCCGATGCTCACCAACAGTTGATTATCGTTGGTTACATGTTCAAGTCTGTTCCAACCAGGTTTGGTGTTGTCCTGGTATACAATGCGTTTCAGTTTACGGGTATGGATTTCGGTGTCGATCCATTTAAACCGCCAGACGATGTACTGTGGGATGGTATAAACCAGAGCCCGGTCTGGACAGTCGGTCCACGGTCGGCAATGATGTATTTTGTGATAGCCGACCTTCTCCAATCCTAGACACCTTAAAGGCATCTGTAAAAACCACTCCTTCCAACTACTTTTCACCCGGCTAGCGAGAAACTCGCCCGCCTCACACCAGTCCCATACCGGATGTACCCAAGCGGCTCCGCCGCTGACCTTATACTCCACCAAATTGTTGTTAATGGTGAAAGGTGAGTCGGCGTCGAAGCCACTAACCTTCTTCGGATTGAAGGTATGTAGTACGACAGGTCTCATGTGTTCCAATAGGACATCGGGTTCGGTGACATAGTAGTCGACATCAACACCGACGATGAAGGCATCTTCCGCTGGTTGATCGTTGCGGAAGTCTTGTGCCAAATCACCGACGGCGAAGTGAAAGTGGTTTCGGGCCCCAGTGGTTGAATTGGGGTTAGGATTGAGTTCAAATTTGGACCCTCCCACCGCCTCGATGGACTCGTTGATTAATCTTCGAGCTGCATCTCGGACGGCTCCTGAAACGGCGTGCCCGTTATCAACGGCTCGCCTCGGCGTTACGGTACGCAGGCTGTCAAGCGGATAGAAGCGTGCTTCTATCGGGGTTTTCGTTTTATCGATGACAGCCCGTTGCAATGCGCGTGTAACTCGGTTCCCTCCACTTTGGGGATAGGGCGCAATTGCCCCATAGCCCCAAAACTTGGATATGCAGTACGCTACGGCACCACACCCAGATACAATTGCAATCCCGCCGAGCAATTCCGTGCGGGTGATCTGGTGTTCTCCAAGAATGATTTGAATAGTCATTGTGTAGTTTAGCTTTGTTTATT